GGAAAGTGTGGCGATGCGCTAGGCTTAAGTGGCGATGATGTTAAATCTAAGCGCGGTAAATTATTAATACAGCGGTTGTGCAAACCCTACCGTGGTGAGCGCAGACAAGACCCAGATATGTTTAAAGAATTATGTGACTACTGCATACAAGATGTGGTGGCAGAGCGAGAGATACGAACAAGGCTTAGAAACCTTAGAGGCTCAGAAGTTGATGTCTGGATAACCGATCAAGTCATTAACTGGCGAGGTGTTCGCCTTGATAAAGAAAGCATTAACAACGCGCTGGATATCATTGAGCAACACACTATTAAATCGAACAAAAGAATTTATGAGCTGACCGGTGGGGCTATGGACTCAACGGGCAGTCGAGCAAAGGCAACAGCGTGGGTGGCAGAACAAGGTTACACGTTAACCGCGTATGACAAGGCGACTATTGCTGCGGCGTTAGATGATCCGAAAAGCTCACCGATTGTCAGAGAGTTTCTGAAGATAAGACAGTCACTTAGCCGCACCAGCACTAAGAAGTTTGAAGCGATGTTAAAGTGTCTTGGACAAGACGGTCGAGCGCATGGCGTGCTGACCTATCACGGAGCCGCAACCGGCAGATGGGTTGGCCGACACTTCCAACCGCAAAACCTCCCACGCCCCAATGTTGATGATGTCGATGCAGTGATTGAGCTTATGCGTCAGCGTGATCCAGATGTGATTGACGGTGATCCAATGGATGCGCTGGCGTCGTGCTTGCGTGGGATGCTGATACCTTCGGACGGCAACAGGTTAGTGGTTGCAGATTACTCAAGCATTGAGGCTAGAGTTTTAGCGTGGCTCAGTGACAGCGAAGATGTTTTAGCTGTGTTTCGATCAGGACGAGACATCTATAAAGCAACGGCGTCCAACATGTACGGAATAGCGTACAGCGATATCAATTACGACCAACGATTTGTTGGCAAGGTAGCAACATTGGCACTGGGTTACCAAGGCGGCGTTAAAGCATTTCAGAAGATGTCAGAAGCCTATGGCGCTGAAGTAACAGAGAGTCAGGCGCTGACAATTAGAAACGATTGGCGAGAGGCAAACCCTAACATCGTCAAGCTTTGGTCGGATGTTGAGCGTGCTGCAAAGAATGCAGTGAGCTACGGTACAGAGTTTGAAACGTGCAAAGGCTCATTCAAGCTGGTGAATGGTGACTTATTATTCAAGCTACCTTCAAAGCGCATCCTCTCATTCCCAAACGCCAAGATACAGCCAAGCGATAGAGGCGTTGAGCTGGTGTATGAGGGGATGAACAACCACATCCACAAGTGGGGTCAGATTAAAGCCTATGGCGGCTCACTGGTTCAATCAATCACTCAAGCGGTAGCCCGCGATGTTTTAGCCGAGGCTGTTCTCCGATTAGAACGTGCTGATTACCCTGTTGTTTTGCATGTCCATGATGAAATTATTGCCGACGTTCCAAACGATCATGGAAGCTTGGCTGAGTTTGAGGCGTTGATGTGTGAGCTTCCCACATGGGCAAAAGGTCTTCCGGTAACAGCGGAAGGTTACGAATCAAAAAGATATCGAAAGTGAGAGAGTCGCACATTGAACTCAAGGTTAGTGAAATTGCCAAGGCAAGAGGATGGCTGTCGTTTAAGTGGGTGTCACCCTCTCAGCGTGGTGTGCCAGACCGGATGTATTTTAAAGATGGTGAGCTTGTGATTATAGAATTTAAAGCGCCGGACAAAAAGCCAACAGCCTACCAGCTTGCCATACATCGCCGTCTTAAAGATGCTGGTTTCCATGTGCATGTTGTAGACAACATTAGAAGTGGATTAGAACTGCTATGCTAGATAGATCAAATTTACACGACTACCAAGTTAAGGCCGTGGACTTTGTTAAAAAGAAAAAGGCCGCAGCCCTTTGGATCGACATGGGACTTGGAAAGACAATCTCTACCCTCACCGCCTTATCGGATTTACTCGCATCCAAAAAGGTTAAAAAGGTGCTGATTGTTGCGCCCCTACGCGTATCAAAACACACTTGGCCTACAGAGATACAGCTCTGGGAACACACAAGCGCCTTAAAATACACTGTTTTAGCGGGTTTGAGCCCCGCAAAGCGCAAAGCCGCTGTCTTTGAAAAGACACCGATCCACATCATTAACAGAGAAAACATACCGTGGCTTGTTGAGCTGTTAGGTCAAAAGTGGCATTACGACATGGTTGTGATCGATGAAAGTAGCAGCTTTAAATCTCACAGCAGTAAACGCTGGAAGTCTTTGCGTAAAGTGCTTGGAAAAATAGATCGGATGGTGCAGCTCACCGGGACACCAGCACCCAATAACTTAATGGAGCTGTGGCCTCAGATTTATCTGCTCGATAAGGGCAAGCGATTGCAGAACACCAGAGGCAAGTTTTTAGAGAAGTATTGCCAGTTGATTGGTAACCCGGCGTGGAACCAGTGGGCTGTTAAAAAGGACAGAGTTAACGCCATCTATCGTGCGGTAAGAGACGTTGTACTTCGTATGTCTAGCGAAGACTACCTTGAGATGCCGGATCGCTTAGACGTTAACGTGGACGTTGAGCTGCCACCGAAAGCCCGAAAAGCCTATGCCGATATGAAGCGTGACTTCATTATTGCATATGAGGCCGGTGAGATTTTGGCGGTCAATGCGGCGGTGCAAATCAACAAGTTATTGCAGATAAGCAACGGGTGCATTTACACCGAAGAAGGCTATGAGCTGATGCATTCTAAAAAGGTCGAGGCGTTAGTTGAGATCGCTGACACCTCAACGGAGCCATTGCTGGTTGCTTACAACTTTAAGTCAGATTTAGCTGAAATTAAAAAAGCCATTCCAAAGGCTGTTGTTCTCGACAAGAACCCGAAAACGATAGACAAATGGAACAATGGCGAGATACCCGTGATGCTCTGTCACCCCGCAAGCGCGGGTCATGGCCTGAACTTACAGAGAGGTGGCAGCGTGATTGTGTGGTTTGGTTTGAACTGGTCACTGGAGTTATACCAGCAGTTTAATGCACGCTTACACAGGCAAGGGCAAACTAAGCCGGTGCGCGTCATTCATATACTGTCTGAAAACACCGCTGACGCCCGTGTACTGGACACATTGATGCAAAAGGAGGACGGACAAAACGCGTTGCTAGATTTTGTTAAGGGATTAAAAACAACAAAAAGTTGACAGGTTGTATTTGCAGTGGCAGAATTAAGCTATGAATACACATATGGAAACTTATTATTACAGCGCTGTTTCAGCCGCAGGGTTCTTAACGACCCAAATGTTGTGGTGGAGTGATCTTGTAGATCGGGGACGTTTATTGTTAAATTAATGAATGAATAAATAAATAATTAATTAAATAAATAAATAGACACGGTGAATACAGTGAATACCTTTAAAGATAGATTGGTGGATGCGTGCAATAAGAGCACGTTAATACCAGAGTATGGTCATGGACAACAAGTGACTCTCGCAAAGTTAATGAGCGTTAGTCAGGAAGCAGTGAGAAAGTGGATGGCTGGAGAGACAAGGCCGAGACCGAACGCTGTGAAGAAATTAGCGGAGATACTAGACGTTGAGTACATTTGGTTGAATATGGGATCGGATCAAGAACAAATTAGTTCTTATCGTGAAGTATCGAAGAAACAAGACGCCAGTTTGTATGCGTTTGTTAGTTTTGTTTTTGAGGCCGGTGGCACCGTTGCATTTAATCGCGACAGTAATGATACGTCTGATGTAACAGTGATTAACGATGGCGTAATACGGAAATACAGTGTCTATCCGGCGGTCAGTAAGACCGAAAAAGGACAAGAGTTTAAGTTAACAGCGCAGTCCAATGGTGTAGTGTCGGTTTGCGCCTGTAAGTACGAAGACGCCGATGTGTGTTATGACTTTATAGAAGTTCCAGAAGCCATAGCCGCAGAGCACGCCAAAAAAGGCAGACTATACACAATTAACAGAAAATAAAAGGAAATATAAATGGACAGACCATACTACCAAATGCCCGAGCTCGCAGACCTTTTAGGTATGTCGGTCAAGGGCTTGCACAATTCAGTGCATAGGGAAAATTTCCCAATCCCTACCTATAAACTAGGTAAGAAGAGAGTCGCAGATAAGGCTGTCGTGGCTGCATTTTTCGACCAGAAGCGCGAGTTAGGAATGACTTTGATTACAACCTAAAGATGGAATTATAATATAATGTCGTTGATTAAAATTGAAAAGAATGAAGAAGTTAACAACCCAAACCACTACACCTTTGGGTCTATTGAGTGCTTACGATACCTCGAAGACTCCTTGGGTGACGGTTACCAGTACTTCCTTGAAGGTAACATCAAAAAGTATCTCCATCGCTGGCGTCACAAGCACACAGATGACGCTCAACAGCAAATGAATGACTTGCTTAAAGCTGAGTTTTATCTCAAAGAGTTAATTGAGCAGCTTAAACCGCGATAAAAATTTTAACATTCACTATTCATTAGTGGTTAAAGCTATACACTAATGTGGTAAATGTCAATTTTTATTAAACGTAGTTAAGCTTTTTTAGGTGCCATCATTGCTAATATTTTATTAGCGTTCATATGCGTGTATCTTCGTAGCATATTGATATCTCTGTGGCCGGAAAATACAGCAACAATCATTGAGTCGAATCCTAACTCAAAAAGCCTTGATATGGCCTCATGCCGTATATCGTGATACCGCACATCCTCAACGCCTGACGCTTGTCTTGCTCGTCTAAACGCAGTCGTTATAGATTTAGGGTTTTGTGGAAATATTAATTCAGAAGCTTTTACCCATTTTTTATTTTTATCTTTACCAATTAAAACTTTACGGTCTGATTGCTCTTTTGTTTGCCTAGCGATTATCTGCTGCGCTATTGGTAACAGCGGAACCTTATCGTCTCTTTTTTTCTTAGGGTGCTTACGCTGTCTGATAATTATGCTTTTACCGTCTGAAGATAAATCAGACCATAACAGCTCACTAACTTCCCCGACGCGCATTGAGGTTGATAAAGAGAAAAACGTCCAATCAACCAGTGGTAATCCAGTATTAGTATGAGCCAGTATTTCACTAAACTCCTCATCGCTTATTCGCCTATCCCGCTCATCGCTTGGGCTTATAACCGAAAGCTTTTTTAGCGTACTCATTGCTTTTTTATATTCATCAAATTTAGGCTTACAGCCCCACATCTCTTCAGCGGTTGATAGCACAACACCGATGTAACTCATGTCCATCATTACTGTGGAGGGGACGCAAGATTGACTTCTTTTTAATGCCCAACGGTACAAAACACCCGATGTTAAATCTTTGAGCTTTATATGCCCTAACTCATCTTTTAAAAAACTTAAACTGTGTGATTTGCTTCTGCCAAACGGTTTTACTAAGCCAATCTCAACAATGTATCTCCTGAGAATCTCACTAAATAACTGCTCGTCTTCCCGATACACCTCTCGCTCGATATCAGCTTCTGTTTTTGACATCCATGCTGTAGCTACAGTTTTTTTAGAAAAAGTTTTATTAATAGCCTTTTCACCGGGTTTACGGATTTGTACGCGATAGGTAACACCGGCTTTAGTGCTTCTCTTTTCAATAACACCCATGCTCAAATTCTCTAAAATAATCGATTTATTCTACAATTTGGGGGAGTTGCTGTCAACTTTTAGTTGTTGTATGATTGCACACCCGCGTAAACAAACGGTTTCACGCTCTCTTTTGGGGGAGCTCGCGGGGGAGTACGAAAAAAAACAATGATGGAGTAAAGTGATAAATCGTTGAAAATCAACGACTTACATCATTATCAAAAGTGGATGAAAATGTACCCATATGGAGCTAAGTGATTGAAAATTAACAGAAAATTCTGTGTCGCACCCATGCTCGATAGGGTGGATTACCATATAGATCAATGACTTAAAGCGTCGCGGGGGAGCTTAGGGGGAGTGTTTAAGTTGTTAAAAATCCCATCACTGACTGGACAGACCAGTTTAAATCGGAGAAAGGAACTCACTGCCTTGTCTTACCGCTTGTCTCAGCGCCCCTTTTTCCATGAAATTACCGGAGGTGGCGTCTTTAATTTGAGGTACATCATATAACGTAGGAACTCGCTTATCACTACCCAAAAGCTGGCTTATTGCGTTGACCTGATCGACGGTAAAGAAGTTCAAAGCGTCAACAACACCTCGGTTTGCACCCGCCATAATCTCACCTAGCACATCGCCAGTGTCTTTTAAAAGACCGTCCTGTGAAGAGGCTGAAGGTACATTTGCGTTTGCGCCACCTGAAGCAAGAACTCCTCCAGCCGCTGCCCCTTTAACTGCGGTATTGTCGTATATTTTTCTAAGAAGCTTTTCGTCTATGATCCCTTGTGAATATTGATGGCGCATTCCTAGAGACCTAATGTCACTCATGTCGTTTTGTAGAGCACGACCGTTATGTTCTGCAAATATTCTAGCATTTAAATTTTCATTTAAAACACCTAAACCCTCACCGCTCAAACCCCCAACATATGTTGGGTGTCCCGAATCGGCTATTAGACTTGAGTCAGCCTTTATTCTTCCAATGTTTTTTAAGGATCCAGCGGTGTCTACATACTGAGCAGAATCACTAGTAGCAGCTCTTGCCTCACCCATCGACAGGCCACCCTTTACATCGCGGAAATTTTTATCAATAAAGTCTTCAACTAGTTTTCTTTTACTTCCGTGTACTTGCCTAAAGATGTCGTTGGATTTCGGGTTGGCAACACCCAGCCACTCAGGTATTATTTTTTTAATCCCTTGATCCATTTTTTTAAGATTAGATTTATTCATACCCTGACGAGCGTAATTGATCATTGTGTCTAAAGGCATTGTGGCAAAATCAATCCCGGTTGGCGCCATCGTGAAAGGCAACAACAATGGGTCAGCACCGTATTCTTTTTTAAGAGCGTTAGCTCTGTTATGCATGGTTTTAATAACGCTGGGGTCAGACGCCCAAACTTGACCCTCAGACGGAGGATCAAACATAAAATCTCTTCCGCCTCTTAGGTCTACAGGGTCTATATCTTTACCGTGTATAGACTCTAATACACCACCGGCTGCCGATCTATCAGACTGAGTTAAAAGATATGGACTACCCTCAAAATCATAAAGATTTACATTTGGTATATCGCCCATTGATCGATCAGTAATACCCGTTTGCATAGTCTCAAGCTTGTTTAAAACACCCACCCGGTCTGAGCCGCCGCCCATAGCCTTTGAAAACCCAGAATCAATAATTCTTTTGCCAGTAGACAACGCGCCAGCCTGTGCATCTTCTGGTGTCATAGTGCCAGCAAGGATCGCTCCCGCTACTGGCATAGAGACGCCGTACTTACGCGCTATCTCAATGGTCTTGTCATCAAACATGACGTAGTTATTCGTTCTACCTTTGGGAGAGAAACGAGTTTGAGCATCGGCGTACTTAATGCCTTTGATGCCCATATCATTTAATTTAGCTGACGTTGCCGCCGCAGACTCTGTTGTACCACCCACAACATAGGCACGGTTTTTCCCTGTTGATGCGCTCCCTGCAATTTGCATATACATAGATCGACCGTCAAAACTTTCAGGATATTTTTCTGGAGGGAAAATCTCTTTTATTTTTGGCGACTGCTGACTTAGGGGTTTATCCCAATCAAGAAGATCATCTGGCGAGGCATCAATATTAACTTCGTACATCTTACCGCCATTGTCTATCTTTAATTCTTTTCCTCTTAGGCTTTCTAAAGCATCTTTGTATTCTTGCGGCGCGTTTGGCTCATTAATAATATATTTTTCATAATCATCAAAAGACATATATCCGTCAGCTATATCACGACCCATCTCTTGTTCAACACCAAACACCTCAGTGCCATCCGCAAAGACCTTATCCTGTTGATCAGTCTTTCCCTTTTTGGACAAAGCATCTCTATAGCTTTTAGCCGTACCCTCACGCTCGGCAAAGTACAAGCCGTGACCGTATGCCTGTGCGCCCTCACCGGTTCCAATGTTCTCAGTTGAGAACTTATCGAAATCATGGGGAGAGCCATGGTAGGCTTTGATTCGTTTAGCACCTTCCTCTAACCCAGCTCGGACAGCGTTTAAAATTCCCATAGGTATGCTACTCCGACTCAGCTAGTGCTGATTCACTGGTAAACTCGGTTTGATTAATAACTTGGCGCAGTAAGGCGTTAAGCTTCACATGGTTGCCGTCTAATTTAAGGATGTGATCGACCGGAGCGCGGCCCGACTTTAACGCTTGCTTTATAGTGCTGTTTGCTCCGATGTCGCTTAATCCCGCCAATGGTGCAAGAACAGGAGTCCGACCTAACCCACTCATAAGCATGTCAGCAATCTTACTTGCAGTGTTAGAGTAATTAACCGCACCGGCTGGCTTGTTAGTAGCCTTACCAACGCCAACCTCAAAGGCTTTTAGTTGTGACATTTGTTCGGGTGTAAGAATAGCCTCTAAAGATGCTTTGTTTTTCTTTATCGCGTTTGTCAATTTAGCGCCGCTAAAGAACCCTAAGTCACCTGTAGGAATATTTGGGTTTATAGAACCTTCCATTATGTCTTTTAAGACGTAGGTTCTTAGATCAGCAACAGCTTGTTCACTTCCACGGCTTTGCAGTTCAGCGATCACTTTACGAGCGTTCTCTGGTTTCTGCATGATAACTTTTACAACATCACTTGCAGTCTTCAAAGGCTCTGTGCTTTGATTCTTTAAGCCTGTGAGTGATTGCAGCACATCCTTGTTTTCCCACAGACCACGGTAGCTTCTATTGGCGGCACGCGCTGCTTTGGCTACATCTAAAAACTCTCTAGCAGCCACACCATCTACAGTGTCAAGTGACCTTGCAATAACATCATCAGCGTTAGACTCAACAGCGTCCTTTATCATGGCTAATATTCTGTTGCCAGCAGGATCGCTTGCTGAATACTTACTGTTAAGAAACTTCATAAAGTCTTCAGCGTTATCAACACCTAGCGCCTTTGTGTCCAGATCAGGAATACCAAAGGGTATGTCTTTAGCAAATTCTTCCGGGTCTAATACATCAAGACGAGCCAGCTCACGGCCTATGTCTTTAAGTAGTCCTTCGTGCGTGCTGACGCTTTCTCTTGCAACATTATAAAATGCATCGGCAATCACTGACTGATCCAGTGGCATCTCTATGTCATTTGTTTGAGCCATATCCTTTGCGGCATCGTAAAGAGCTTTGTAATTTTTCTTGTCTTGACTCTTGGCATCGCCCAAAGCATCTTTAAGAACAGTACCTACTTGCTCATTACCTCGTATCTCACCACCGGCCTCAAGAGCCATGCGGTCACCGGCCTCTGTTATGGCTTGGTTTTGCTCTATTTTAAAATCACGCATTGAATCGCCAGCGGCTTGTGACTGACGCGCCGCTGAACTTTCCGCTGATAGCTGTGCAAAGTCACCGCTCTGCTCACCGGCGGTAAGCTTAAACCCGTACTCAGTTTCCATTGCCTCTTTGATGGCAACATCCACATCATCAGCGCGGTTTATTGACTCTAGTATTTTTCTGGTCTCAGGCTTTAAGGTGCTGTAATCCATACCGGCATCACGCATTGATTTTTCAATACTCTCTTTTACAGAGTTGCTCTTTCCTACTGCAAAATCAGCTAAAGCCCCAAACGGTATTCTTTTAAGCCCGGCTTGTAGCGCCATAGATAAAGGCTCGGACGCCATACCCGCAGCCGCTCCAATCAACGTGTTACCGACTCGCGTCTCGTCGCTAAACGGTTTCTCAACACCGCCCTCAATAGCGCCTAATCCAGTAGCTAAAGCGCCACGACCCATCATGCCTAACCCTGCTGGGATAGCAGCCTCGGCTCCAAGGGCTAAAGGCGCAGCCATTAAAACACCGCCAGCCATTCGACCGGTCATGTTTAAAGCCGGTGAGTCTGCTGCGAGAGCGTCGTTAGTCTGCTCAAGGCGACGAGCACCCTCTTCACCAGAACCCATGCCCATTAGGTCTGCGATACCAGAGCCAACCTTGTTGACTTGTACACCGGCAGAGGCTGCAAACTTGTGCAGTGGATTCATACCAGAAACCGTCTGATCTAAATCCTGTCGCTCCATCATGCGCCCATACTGCAAGACCTCTTGATTAATACGATCTTGCTTTTGAGCAGGGGTTTCTGAGACATTTAAACTTTGCGAGGACTGCACACTTGCAGCCATTTCGTTAATGGTTTCCTCTTTAAGCTCATCGGGTAAAGCGTTAAAGCTTTCATCAACAAGAAAAGAGTTATTTCCAATGACTATTTTTGGCATTTTTCTGAACCCTTTTAATCATTAACGATTTGGTAAGTGACGCCCGTAGATGTTTTTGAGACCTTTAACTTATTGGCTTTGTTTGTAGCCTCTCTAGTGGCTTGCATAACAATATTTTCAAGTATGTCTAGGCTCTCCATAAACTGTTCTTTACTCTGATTCAGCGTCATATTCTGAATGGCTTGCTCTGCCTTTTCTCCCTCAATTTCAGTAATTTGACCACCGCCTTTCAGACCTTTATACGCCGTCATAAACACATCGCCCTGTAACTCTTTGAGAATAGAGTTAAAATCAAGCTCTGCGCTGTTTGGAATTCGCAGCATCGGGTTCAATGTTCCAAGGTTACTGTCAAGAACAGCCTCTCTTCCCCGGTGGTTGCGTATTCTGCTAAACAAATCGCTCATAGTTCTTGCATTAGCTTGAGTAGACTCTAGATTTATAACTGCGCCTACAGCATCCTCTGCTAAAGCAGTAGAAACAACTTGCGCCCCAGCCGAACTAGCGTTTGCACTTGTCGCATCTGCTGAAGAAACGACAGTTTGGACAGGACTATCTGGGCTAGATAAGTCAATAAAGCCTTGCCCGCCGCCGCCTAAAGCAACCATAGTGTTTCTTGGTTTACCTACTACTGACCCGTCTTGCGTTAATATAGGGTCAAATCTCACACCGCCTTCAACAGAGTCGGTGGTAGGTATTCCTAAATTACCAAAACTATCCACGACAGCAGTCCCAATAGGCTTACGGATACCGCCAATAAATGCTTGTGCTCTTTCTTTTCTTGCAGTGCTGAGACCTGATAACGCGTCCTGTTGCTTTTGCACAAGGCCGCTAATTGCAGTCCGATAGTTGCTTGTCTCGCGCTGGCTTGGGTCATAACCCTCTGACCCGGAAAGCATGTTAGGTACGAGGCCAACGGTGTTTCTAAAGATGTCAGCGCCCAAGTCCTTTATGTTAAATAGTGGGTTATTTAACTTTCGCTCGTATGCCGCTGTTTGCTGATCTTTTACAGCTTGTAGCTGATTGTACTTTTGTAACTTCTCCATTCGCTCTGGGGAGTAATACCCGCCATTACCGTCATGGATCAAGTTGTTTTGAGCGTACTGCATCTGCCTTGGGTTAGTCACCCCATTTGCATTGACGGCTGGACGAAAAGCTGGCATGGCTTCAAGTTGAGCCTTGTAATCCTCTAGCCCCGTGTCCAGTGCACCAACAAAGGAGTCACTCTCTGACAACGCCGCCTTGTTTGTAAAAATATCAAAAATACTCATTACTCGCCCCCACTCACACTCATGTTGAAACCACTGGACTTACCTGATGATTCTGACTCGCTTAGATTGTTTGGAGCACCCACTAGCTGAGAGTAGAAGTTTAAGCTGTTAAACGGAGACATGGCTTGTTGATACTGATTGTTGAGAAGCTGCTGATCGTAATCGCGCATGTACTGACCCGCGCCCTGCTGCATTCCTATGCCTTGATTCATCATGTTAGCGCCGGACATCATGTTGCCATAACCTTGCTGGCCTAACTGCCCAGCCAAGTTTGCACCAAACTGTTGGTTCTGCTGATTGGTGTTGTACGCGCTCTGACCCATGCCAGCGCCATACTGCATCATGCTGTTGTACGCGCCCTGATTCGACAAGTTAGTTTGCTGCTGGAACCCCGCGTTCTGTGAGGCTCGGTTAGCTTCAATACCAAGGCCAGTGTTATACGCTTGGCCTCTCATGCTTGCCGATATGTCGCCAATACGGTCGCCAGCGCCTCGTGCGGCAATCCCGGCGGCAACACCCGCCCTGCTAGACCCAGAGTTACCAGAACCCGCAGCGTTAGATGCGATCCCTGTTAATTGATTTTCTTGAAGATTACGCACAACGTCTGTGCTGGCAGCATCTATCTGGCTATTTAACAAGCTGTTGTTCATGTACTGCCCAGCGTTATTAGCGTTAAACCCACGGTTGTTAGCAGCACCGGCCATACCCGCCATGTTTGCCATGCCTTGACCCGCACCCATCGCAGTGTTGATGCCACCTTGAGCGTTACTACCCATCGCGCCACCCGCATAGTTCAACGCCATACCTGTGCCTTGGGTCGCATTAGCGCCGGACGCCATCATGTTAGCGCCAACACCGGCTTGCATACCGCCAGCACCGTAAGCTGTGCCAAGCGCACCACCCAACATTCCGTTGATCCCGGCAACGCCCTCAACGGGCATCCCTTGCGCGTTAAGCTGCTGCGCTTGACCGTAGATGTCCTGCAAGTAGGGTGATTGATTCGGATCAACAAATGTTGACGAACTTGAACTATTTTCAGCCTTCTTTTTACCGAAGCTAAACATTCCCATGATATGTACCTATGCTATTTTTACCCAGCTTGTGTCGTAGTAATAAAGTCCACGACCACCACTTGGGTTCCAGTTAGTGCCGTCAGCAAAAACAACATCGCCCACCTGTGGCTTTGCGGGTGCTGCATTGATGACGGGTATGTTTAAAGATTGTCTTGATGTTGTAAAATTGTTTGAAATCCTCACAAGCTCACCGGATATCCAGTTTTTAATATCCGGTAAGCTCTGAGCCGATGAGGTTGTTGGCAGATAACTCATCGTGCCGCTACCTCGCTAATGTCAATATCTAACCCGGTCAGTCGCCAGTAGTCAGAGGCGCTATTGCTTTCAACTTTTAAGGCTAAGTATCGACCGGACGATCTGACATCAATCTTATAAGCCGACTCTATGTCATAAGTTTGAGGATCACCCCAGGTAACGCCGTCCTGTGGTGACATACTCGATCCAACGCTGATTTCCACAGTACCCTGACCATCGATCTGTGGGAGTATTCCGTTGATCTTTTTAATCGTGTTCGTCGCTTTACCTATGACCTGATCAAGATCAATTTTAGTTGCCTCTAGCGTGGCAAGAATTGGCGTGCCAGCGGCTGCGTGCGTGTCATTCATCGTGTAAACTTTTGAGGCTGAGTACCCAGCACCGAAAAGCTTTAAAGCGTTAGCTTCTGTGCTTTGAGATATATTTGACCAATACGCGGTCGTGTTATCCCATGTGCCGACTACATTGTTCCAGTTGCCAAAGGTGACGCCCATTTTCTCCGAGATAGACAGTGCTCTTAGATCCGGTAAATCTATAAACGTAAAGGCATTTTGCACCCAGTTGTATACGAGCGCCCTGTTAGCGGATTGTGAGTCAGACGCGTTAACGTCAGAATAACAAATCCAAATCTCAGACCTGTCGTTTACGGTTTGGCAGTAAATACCGCGTGTATCAGTTATCGCGTTGAAAAAAGTCCGTCGCACGCGCTTCTCAGCAATACTTTGCTTTTGATTCCCATCGTGCACATAGATGTCATTGTGTCCAACGACCAAGTGCTTGCCCATAAACTCTGCACAAGCTCCTCTGTTTATAATGCCGTCATCACTAAACACTTCACGAAATGAAAACACAAACGGTGCGCCGATAAAATCCATCGCAAACACGCCGCGTTCAGCGTAGATAATCTGCGAGTTATTTAGCGTCAATTGATCTATAAGATCGCCATTGTTACCACTTAATGTGTTCTCACCGGCTAAATTTGTAGTGCTACTAATGGAGTAATCTGTTGGCACTCCAGTAGGCTCATACTCGTCAGACCACCGAACCGTAAACGGGTGCTTTGTGCTTGTTGCCTCGTACCCAGCCATGACAAGAAAAGACTTATACGGTTTTAAGCATTGAGTCTTAACACCTGACGGCCACGCAGTAAGGTCTTGAAATCTAGTTGCGTCCGGCTGCATAAACTGAGGGACATCACTGCCATTGTTCATCATCACCGCAGTACCTAACTGCGCCGACTGCCACCGTGGGCTGTTAGTGTAGTTAAATGCATCTGATGTTTTAGACACATTGGTCACAGTGGTGCCGTTGAATCTATAAATTTTATTGAGTGTTCCAACAATTACTGTGTTTGTTGTTTGAGCCATCCAGCCCTGTATGTGAGTTGGCGCATAAGATGTGCTGACTCTCTCGCTGTGTCCAAGCGACTTGCCAATGCGCCCCTCATGAAAACTTACGTTATCACCCACTGGAAATTGTGTAAGTTCCAAATCGTAAGGGTCTTGGTCGGTAACAATACCGCCAGCGCCAATGTTTCTTAGCGGGATAAAAGCCATTAATCTGCAATTCTTTTAAACATATAAACGACGATATAAGGCTGTACGTTGTTGTGAGCACCGCCGCCGCCAGTTGACGCTGTTGTACTAGAGGCGCTTGCAGACAGTGCGCCGCCGCCTGTGCGGTTGTTAGAGCCAGAAATTGTTTGAAAGGCAGTAAAGGTGTGCGTGTGTGATGGCATTTCTGCGGTTGTTAGTGTGTGTGTTTTAGCGCCGCCGGTCTCCTCTACTGCGTCAAAATCAGTGTCTGCGGAATCTAATCCAATTAGAACGCGTCCAGCACCAAAGGCTTCCCAGTTACCGCCGAACAGGGTGCTTGGGTTAGCTGAAGTAACAGAGGTATATATAGAGCCAATAGGCCATACGGCCAACAATGTGGTTTTTGCATCAAGTGCCGATTGCAGCCCTGTCACGTTTGATAAAGCAACAGCGCCAACGAAAGAGCCAGCGGTTAGTGCATTAGTCGATGGGTTGTAAGTGAAATTAGCGGCTGAATCTTTATATAAATACTCTGGTGCGTTGATGCCGTCATTATCTTCACCAAATACCATTCGGTGCTCGACATCGGCTGAAACCCCGTCTACTTCAATCGCAGAGGCTTTTGTGGCCGTCCCAGTAAAGATTGCATCGGTTCCGTCAGTGCCGTTGTTTAATATTCTATTAATGCCATTAGACGCATAGATGTCGCCCTGCATGTCGCCAATAAGATTACCTACAAAATTTGACGTAATCACGGTTGCTGAAAAATTCCCGCTGGCGTCTCGCTTTACAAGCGTAGATGGCGTTGCGACATTAGTCGCGGTAGATGTGTCGGCTATACCATTGTTAATTTGATTATTAGAAACGGTCACAGCGCCAGTTACAGACGGAAAAGTTCTCTTCAAAACGTCTTTTATTAGACGAAGATGGTTATCTCCTTCACTCAGCGGATCAGCGGTTGTCGGGTTTGTGCCGACCAACCCGTTGATATATGTCGAACTAGTATTTGCTTCAAGACCCATTTGTTTTTCCTACTCTGTTTATTTTCAATAGCACCAGCACATCGCTGGAGTCTTCCGAATATCGACATGCACAAAAGTTTTTGCTACTCCGACAGACATACCCATTGCTGAAGCGTGTTTGACAAGTGCTAAACGCTGTGCGCCTCCTGAAACTTTTATATCTGCTGCAATACCCTGCGTATGCGTGCCGGGTGTTTTCTTTGATTTTTCTGCGCTGTGATTTTTACTTCTAAAACCGGAGGTAATCACAAATGGAAAATCACAAATCTGACGGAGGTGAGAAAGCGCCTTTAAAAACTCTGGACACATATCTTGCTCTCCGGTTTCGGAGCAAACAAACTCGTCTAATGAAAAATATTTGTAATCACTCATACAGATTTTCTAATACCTTCTCTAAAGATTGTTCCTCAATCACAATATCTAACGCGTCTTTTTTAATTCTAAAAACGCTACTTTTTACATCCGGTGTGACTGCAAAAAAAACAGCTCGTATTGGCAATGCTACAAATGCAAAAAAATCTACATCTTTATTCTCGTAACTTTTCTTGCTGTCTCTTGAGGGGTGCCACTGCCAATAAAAATTGCCATTAATTTCTTGAACGTACCACGTTGACTTAACTTGGCACTTATAAAAAGCGCCGGAATAATTTTCTAAAATGAGGTCATAAGGGCTGGAGGATGATGCAGTTGCTATCGTCTTAAATCGACGTTGCAGCACGCTGGCGGCTAGAAACTCCCCGGCAACACCAATCCAAGCATCGTCACGAGTCATAGTTGTATATTCTACAGTATGTTGTAACTTTATCCAAATATAGGGCGTTACTTACCTCTTTTTTTAGACAAAACTCCCTCAAACGCACCGCCTCCAAAATAAAATCCTACAATGGAAAGCGTTATCCAATCTATTTTGAATGCTGATATTATTTCTTGGACTGCGCTAATATCCCGATTCATAAAGAACAGCATTAAAACCATTAAATAAGAACCTACAAAAGTAAAACCAAACATTAAAGCAAGGTATCTCTGGGCGACTTTAAACGGCGCGTAGCTAGTTAACAAATCTGTCTTAGCCTTAGTTTTAGCCTCTATAGCTTCGGTCTCTGAAGTATGCATAGAATCGATAAGGTCTAGGCCTTTACCGATCACATCGCCACTACCTAAAATCGTACTCAAAATACCCATTACTTGCGGCCTATTATTTTTTGAACCGTGTCTGATTCATAAATTCTTAAAGCCATCCAAACAATGGTGAGAAGTGACGCCATCGGAGGCAACCAAGTAAACAGGCTTGCAATCCCAGTGCTTGCCGCCACAACATCGATTGCGCTTTTAGATTCTTCAGTCATTACCATCCACCCTTATTATTTTCTCTTCTTAGCAGTCTTGGCTGCGTTTTTAAAGTCAGCAGCCGTAGGTCTTCCTGCGGCTCCCGGTGGACGCGGCTTCTTGCCTTGCGCTCGTTTTTTTGCAATGTTGGCGTATAGCCCTGCTTTTGCCATGAGTTTATCCTTTCTCGCAGTGATTAGTTAAAGTCAACACCGTTGCCGGAGTGTTGTGGCCCACCAAATCGTAGGGTTAGGCTGCTGCTGCCTGATAAATCGCCAGTTTTAATTCCTGCGCGATAGCGAACTTGAGGCTCAGGCTCATAGCCCACAAACTCACCGACTTTAGTAAACACATCAGTATCAAGAAAGGTTGTTCCGTCATAGCTTTTTTGCACAGTAACTTTAGTGCCACTGCCTAAAGTTCCACTGATTGAGAAACTAAAATCACCAGAAAAAGTTCTAACATCGGTGAACTCATTTGCGGCGTCAACAGCCGATTTAGTAACGTAAGTAGTCATCTTATTCTCCTTGCGCGTCTAAGTGAGTTTGATATGCGGCTTTAGCTTCATCTGTAAATACAACACCAGCAATTGCTACAACATCAGCATCTTCACTAGAAAGGTCTGCATCAGGTGTAAGAACATGACGATGAAAGTTTCTTGATATTTCTTGATCGTCTTTGCTAATAATATTTGCAGTGCGTACCTGTACTACTGGGTATCCTGCGGCCAAATGTAATACTTCTATCTTATCGTTTATTGTTACTTCTGAAAGTGCCATGTTTATTTCCTTAGTTTATCGCCAAAATTGGCCTGTCCACCCTCTAGGGGTATTAATCTTTTGAATCACCAGACAAATACAATCCACCATCTAATCCAGTTACAATACTTGCTTGATCTTCATAAGAGCCTTCTGGTAGTGGGTTGCTTTCGATACCATCTTCAATTTTATATTCCCATTCACCAATATTTATAAGGTGTCCATTAATATCTCTATAAATTTTCATTTTGCTACCCATCCTGTATTTCCTGTTCCGCTTTCTTTTACATATAGGGTCGTGCTTGTGCCGCCATCCGAACGAGTAAACATTGACCCGACTGGAGCCGTAATCCCACCCTCAGGGCTTCCCGTACCTGTCCTCCAAATAACACCCGAATCTATCCAATTAAAAGTATCTCCTGCCGTTAACATATACACACTATCATCATGGTATGTCCTAGACTTAAAGATATTTCTTCCATACACCGCATTTCCGTATGAGGTTGCATCCCACCGCTCAATAATACTACCGTTGTTATTCGCAAGTGCAAGTATAGCGGCATCAATAGGTAACGGCTGGGTGCCAAAGTTGTTACCTACATGCGATTGGTCAAATAGAAGTGAGCCTATTTCTGTTGTTTGCCCTATAGCATTTTTGCCAACTTGAAATTCATTTCCATAAATCTCACCATTTGTCATTTTGTTCAGGACAATAAAAGCTGTGTATCCAGCTTTAGGGAGAGCAAAAAGATTGTTAGTTACAGAGCAAGAGACAGTATTTAAAAGTTTAATATCGTCCTTGTTCACTTCAAAGTAACAACCATCAATTTGAATTTGCAATCCATTTGTAACTAGAATGGCATTGCCTTCGTTAGCTTGAAAGGTCATTCCACAAACATTCAAACTGACACATTCTTGAACGTGCATACCGATATTTGGACTTGCGTAAACCTCACCACCCATAAAAGTTGTGGCATTGGGGCCAAATGCAGGAGAAGCCCCATATAGTAAAACTGCTGGTTCTGTTAAAGAGCCACAGTCCCAAGAGTAAAAATTGTTAATTGTGTTTATTACGCCACCTTGCAAATAAAGTGCTCTGTTAGCACACTTCATAACTTGAACACTGCTTAGTTCAAATCTATTTGCAAAAGCAACATAAATTCCCTGCGTATTGTTTCCTTGTCCGTTAATCGTAAAGTCTGAAATTCTATTATAATTTTGAGACAATCCCGATGTGCTGTATTGTATATTAAACACAGCAGTACCATTAGTGATGGAAGATTTAATAAAGGTGGTTTGTCTCCCTGCACCAGTAATGTTTAGATATGATGTTACATTTAAGGATGCGCTAACAAGATATGTACCTGCCGGAATGTGAACTTGATTTGATACAGGCGTGTTAGGAATTCCTTCTGTACGGTCTGTTGTCGCACAAGAATCTATAGCGGCTTGAATAGCAGATGTGCTATCTGTTGACCCACTGGGGTCTGCCCCAAAATCTAGGACATTAGCAACCGCGCCAGAAATAAGAGAGTTTGTTGCTTTAGTTAGTGCCATGATTTATTCCTTAAACAAAATTTAGCTAGTGCCATGATTTATTCTCTAAACAAAATATGTGCAAGTCATATCCCAAAATGCGCCTGTAAAATCCACAGCAGTCATGCTATTTATTTCAGTAGATGATCCGGGCAAACCAGCAAAGGCATAAAGTGCGAGTCCTGAATGGTCTTTGAATAAAGCAGTAGAAGATGTTCCAGATGTAAAAGGAAGTCCAGCAATTTTTCCGTTTGCTGAAGCAACACCATTCAAACCTTGCATTCGCACAGTTACTTGGCGACCAACTTTAGTATAAGTGGCATTTGAAATGGTAGGTGCGGTAGACCAATTTGTAAATGTAGCCGGAGTCCATGTACCCTCTTCGTAATCATCAAGTAGCTCAGAGGTGCCAGTGCCAGCAGTAGCAGAGAAGTCTATGCCTTTGCCAGAGGTGCCTATTATAAGGTTGCCATAGGGCAATCTAGCATTTTGCGATCCATCTAATTGAAAACCTAATGTAGCACCTGATGCAGTTGCACTGCTTGCATTTCCGTCGGTATATAGCCAAAGGTTAGCACCGTTAGTCATTATCTTTGAGGAGCCAACGCTGTTAGCCATTACAATATTATTGTTTCCAGCAGTATTAACTGCCGCAATAGCAATACTCTCGGAACCGTTATTTATAGTGGTTTTACCGTTGACCTCTAAATCACCATCAATCTTTAGATCAGAGTTAATATCTATATCGCCATCAAAGGTTAAGGTGCCATCAATAGTGACATCATTGAATGTTGGGTTGCGGCCAAAAACGCCACCAGTTTGTTTAATGCTCATGTTAAATCCTTATGTTTGGGTGCCAACAACAGTTCCATCAGTATCACTTGATGGAGCACTACTTTTAATCCGAAGCCGACCAGATGAATCGACCCATAAATGGTAATTTGCTAGCTTTAATGGGACAGGATTCCAGCCATGCTCGTCAGTGGAGTACGTTCTTCTTGCAAACATTGTGCCTTGCGTTGTCAAATATCCTGCATTATTTCCAGTAGCAGATTCAAACGCTTTCCAACTATAATCTGTTGCTCCCCATCTATTACTATTTATTAATAATGCAGTGTCAGCGGCTCCAGAAGTATGATCTACTGTAACCGTGGGATTTGCCGCACCACCTGCAACTTGAGAAAACTGATTTCCATCATTATGAGTCAAGTACGTTGTACCTGAACCATTATCTGTAATGGTTGTGTAAAAATCATGGTTAAAAATCATGGTGCGGTTTGCACCAGCATCAACAACTATATCGTCAACAGACCAAGTACCTTCTGTTCTACATTGCTCTATAAAATTACCATTACCGCCAATATAAAAAGCCTGACTACCATTACCCTCAGCAGATACATTTGAAAATCTCCCACCTGTGCCACCATTCCAATGTATATTCGTGTCGGTATTGGCCCTAGTCAGCATTCTGCCGCCCCAGAAAGTAATTTCATTAGCATATCCTGGAATTCCTGCCCCAGTATCGGGGTTCCAAAATACGTTATAGTAACCGCCAACAGCCGTAACATTAAACATTTGCACATAAGCAACACCCTGTGCATTTTGCGGTTTATACCAAAAATTATATTTATATTCTCTGCACTCTACATCATAACAAGATGTCCCAAATGCCCAATAAAATACTAAGCCTCCATTGTCAGGCGATGCGGTATAATTTACTACTTGTCTATCAACAGTAAATCGGCTTATAACGCCTTGATGAGCATCTATTTGTAATGCTACATTACCGATCTGTATTGCCTCATAAACACTAGGGTCAGGTTTAATAATTGTTACTTGTATTCCATCGCCTATTACAGAACATTTCCCATATATATTTAAAGAAGATGTTGTTCGATATGTGCCTCTTGGAATATATACGGTTCCTCCTGCATCAATAGCAGATTGAATAGCCGCTGTATCATCCGTCACGCCATCGCCTACTGCACCAAAGTCTTTAACACTTACAGACTCGCGTAACTTAGTTTGAACAGTAGTAGCGACTGCGCCAGTACCAGCAGGAGTGTAAACAGTCCCATCAGAAGCACTCTGCTTTCGTAACTCAGTTTGAACGTCAGTAACAACCGCTCCAGCGCCCGCCGGAGTGTAAGACACCAAGTCAGCACTCGTCGTTCCGATCTGTATTTCTTCAGCAGCTAACATAGTAACTTCAATACCGCTTAAATTTGGCGGCGCTTGAGAAAACGTCAAGACAGTACCTAGTACGCTATACCCTGTTTTTTCTTGGTACACGCCATCAATGTAAACTTGGGTGTTGTTTTCCGAAAAAGGATTTGCGGTTAGCGTAAAAGATGTTGTTGTTCCGTCGCCTTGAAAGTCAGACACATAAACCGTTGTCTTAACCGTGTCGGGCGAAACGTACTCGTAAAAACCTGCCATAATTTAATACCCGCTAGAAATTTGTGGTGTTGATCCGGCAAACTCTGCGGATCGAGCGTGGAGAAGTAATCTACTCAACGCGCTTTGGTAGCTCGTCTCCCACCGGGATGGGTCAGAACCTAAAAAGTTCGACGCCTCGACAAGACTAGAGTAAAGGTATAATTGGGGAGCCATCTCAAGCAGCTCATTTGTTGGGTTCAGTGCCGAAAGAGCCGGGACATCTTTATAGTAAATAAAAATAAGTCTGTCGGTTGCCGTCATTGTTGGAATAGGCTGGAAGACAAACTGTCTTGCTTCTCTTGCAAAAATGACAGGGTCACCGCTTGTTTTAACATACCCGCGCAGCTCGGTTAAGCTCACACGCTCTAATGGGTTCTCGTTATAAAAAGCATATTTAAGTTCAAGAAAATCGGCGGGTATGGTTACCGCGCCA